ATTATATCAAAGCACGATGCATAAAACACTCATTTATAGCCCATGCCTCGCCCTGCCTCCGTGAAACTTTTGATTATCTTCTCCGAGAAGCCAGCCACACAGAAAAAAAATATGAAGGATTTACGCTCAAAAGGGGGCAGCTTTTCCGGACATACCAAGAGATTAGAGATGATTTATCGTGGAAAGTTGGGTTTAGAATTAAGCGTTACAATGAAGATGCAATGAAGCACACCATGAAGACCCTCAGGGACGCGCTAATGATAACGCTAACGAAGACGCCGCGCGGTATGATTATAACTGTTTGTAATTATGATTTTTATCAAGACCCGAAGAACTACGAACGCGCCAACGAACACGCCAACGAAGACCCAATGAACGCGCGACGAACGCGCGAGGAACCCCTATCCATTAACAAGAATATAAAGAATATAATAATAGAAGACTCTGATACACATATACCGGAGAAGGGTGAAAAAGCGCAACGGAGTGGCAAAAAAAAGGAGCCGCCCTTTGTCTTGCCGGAATGGATACCGGAAGAAACTTGGAATGCGTATCTGGCGGCGAGAGAGAAAAGGAAGGTTGCGAACACGACGTTTGCCCTGAACTTGATTATTAAGAAATTAATCAAACTTAGGGATGAGTTTAATAACGACCCAATTGAGGTGTTAAACGAATCTATTCAATCAGGGTATCCGAACATATACCCACTAAAAAGGGGGGGGAATAATGAAGGAAAACGAGAATACAGATGGGATGGGACAGGGAATGCGCCAAAGGACACAAAATTTAGGGTGCTCTCCGGAGAGATTGCCAGCGAGCCCGACACTACAAAACCTTCCATTCACCCCGGAGAAGGAGAGGGAATATCTACGCAGAGAGGGAGTTCCACTGATATTTATTGATGCAAAACTGTCTGATTTTTCAGAAGCTGTTTATAAATACAGAGGCAAAGGTGTGTTTATCTGGGGCGGTAGAGGGGTAGGTAAAAGCCATTTAGCCGTTGCTCTTATGAGGGAACAGCTTTCACAGGTGATGTATGAAGTTTCAGAAGGGATACAGCCTCGATTGATAAAAAACACAGTTCCGATTTTTATCACCATCCCAGACCTTTTCTTTAAGATTAAACAGGCTTATGGAAACGGAGCAGAGACAGAGGCGGATATTATCGACAAATATACAGCGGTCGATTTTTTGGTACTGGATGATTTCGGTGCCGAAAAAGTATCAGAATGGTCACTCCAGCTACTTTATATCCTTATCGACCGGAGATATAGGGAGCTGAAAAAAACAATCATGACTTCAAACTTACCCCTTGATGAACTGGCAATACGGCTTGACGACCGGATTGCATCACGGATTGCGGGAATGGGTGAAGTGGTAAAATTAACGGGTAAAGACAGAAGGATTAAACGATAAAGGAGAATGGTATGCCGACAGAAATAGCAACACGAGAAGAAGTAACGCTTGAAGTCCTTGTAACAACAGGAGCTAAGATAGACCTTAAGGGCATGACACCGGAACAGAGGGGCGAGGTGGTTCACAGCGTCTCCCAGATGTTTTTGGCGGAGGCAAGGGCGAAGGACACTGCATGGATAAGAATCGGCCTCTTATGGAGATTCTCCGTGCGAAATAAGATCTGGAGGTACTGCGGAGAGCACATCCATAACGCCAACGACCTCTTGCGGGAACTCGACCTTGGAATTAAAAGGCGGGAGATAGAGACCTATGCCCAGATGGCCGAGTTGTTCGGACGGGCGCTCCGGGAGAGAAACGTGGAGATACCGATACGGAAGCTCGTGATGATAGCGCCGTATTGTAAAGGTGAAGACTCAGGAGATTGGATTGATAAGGCAATAAGCCTGCCTACGCCTGCCCTTGCGAATGAGATCAGAGAACACAAGGGGTTGCCGACGACGGACGGATGCGACCATCCGCCGGGCGCTATGGAGGTGTGGACACGCTGTGGAAATTGCGGAAAGTGGCACGAGAAGATTAGGAGCGTTTAAACAAAGGGAGGTGGTTCTATTGATAGAAAATAAAATACCAAGATACATTCTTAAAAACTTAAGAACACGGAGAAAGAGTCAGGCCGACCTTGCGCGGCATATGTGTATGAGCCGCCAGCTTCTTGGCTCTAAGCTGCGAACCGGGCGATTCAGCATAGACGAGCTATCGAGGGTTGCCGATTTTTTTGGGCGCAGTCTGACCGACACAATAACCGAACTCGGAGTTCCAAAATAACAAGGAGATTTAATTATGAAATTAAAAAGGGAACAGGGATTTATCGAAAAGATTGTCAGGTGGATTGTCGAGAAGCTCATGCCGGGATATTATCTGGCTCATAAGCCGCCCAAGGGGACGGTTAGGAAGACAAAGGCAACGGAGGCTATCTCATGATAGACAAGATACCCCCCCAGAACATCGACGCAGAGCAGCGGCTCTTAGCGGCCTGTATCCTCGATTCTCCGGCAGAGGCTCTGGGCGTTCTGGAGCCTTCGGACTTTTATCGCAAGGTGCATCAGGATATTTTTTCCGCCCTTAGTTCTCTGGCGGAACGCAAGGAGCCGATTGACGCCGTGACCATCTATACCCAGATGAAGGCGATGGGGAGAGACGCAGGCGGGGCGGCGCAGATATCAAAAATACTCGACGTACCCGCAGCCGTTGACGTGAAGCACTACGTCAATATAGTCAAGGCTTGCTCGCTCGGCAGGAAGCTTCTGGCCGCCGCGCAAGAGATCGCAAATGAAGTCCACGGCACGGAGATCATCCCGGCCAACATAAACGATCTTATCTTGAAGGCACGTGCCAGCTTCTCTAATTTAGAGAGCCCTTCGGCATATTCACCGCCCACTTTCTCTGAGAGATGCAACAAGAGGCTTGACCAGTATGAGGAGTTCAGTAAAGGAAAACCGTTCGGAATAAAGACCGGATTCCCAATGCTCGATTTTCTCACGGGGGGATTGTGGGGTTCCAAGCTTGTCATTATAGCAGCCAGACCCGGTATTGGGAAGACCGCGATTATGATGAATATAGCAAAGCATATGGCGTCCCGCGGCACGGAGGTGGGTATTTTTTCAATAGAAATGGACGCGGACGAATTGATTGACCGGCAGATAGCCTCTCTATCTGGAGTTAGCTCCATTCGCCCGGCTACGGGGAAGCCTCTGGCTGTTGTAGAGTGGAAGCAGATTAACGAGGCCGTAGAAAAGATACACCATTATTCCCTGACGATAGACGACACCGGAGGGCTGAAGATACAGGAGCTGTGCAAGCGTATCAGGGAGATGGTTAAGAACGGAATCAAGATTGTCTTTATTGACCAGTTGAGCCGGATACGGGGAGGAGTCGGAAAGTCCATTTATGAGCAGAATACAAATATAGTTGGAGAACTTGCGGCTCTGAAAAAGGAATTAAAGATTCCAATCTGTCTTCTGGCGCAGATAAACAGGAAGGCAGATGATAGGCCGGAGAAGAAGCCGACAATGCAAGACCTCAAAAATTCTGGCAGCTTGGAAGAAGACTCGGATATAGTACTTCTTGGACACCGTCCATATGTCCACACACACAAAGAAGAAGACAGAACCAAGGCCGAGTGGGAGCTGGCAAAGCATAGGAACGGACAGACAGCGAATATCTATATGAGATGGGACGAAGCAACGACAACGTTCCAAGAACTTACAACGAGGGAGGTATAGGGGATGGCGTTCTTAAGCAATATTTGGGCTGGTTTCTCAGGAGTATTTATAGCCATATCCGAGAAGAGTTCCACTGCTGCTTTTATGCTGGGATGGCTACTCGGCATTGTCGTAATTTTGATGGCCGTTTTTGTTGGGATTGCGATTATTGCACGTTGGATTGCTGGAGATTAACAGTTAAACAGGGAGGGCTTATGGTAGGTAAGAGAACCACGTGCGTGTGGTCGCCGCTCAAAACGACCGGGGGAGCACCCTTGTGGAAAACATCTTGTGGGTTCGGAGCGAAGACGGCCTTTTCTTATTGCCCCTATTGTGGCGGGGCGCTGGTAAAGGAGTGTGAGCCGGTCACTGAGGCACAACTAGAACTACCGATGGAGAAAAAATGTTAGGAGCAATCGCAGGAGACATGATGG